TTATTGTTGAAATGGATGTTTTTGAAGAAAAGGCCACACTTACCAGAGATACACATGATGCAGAAGAATGGGAAGAAGTTTGGGGTATTATAACAGATGGTGATAGTGAAAACAATTTTGATTGGCTTGTTTCAGAGTCAAAACTTATAGACTAAAAAATGAAACTTTCTACTTGAACTTGAACAAAATTTCTATTTTCTGTCCATTCTTTTTCTTCAATAACTAACAATTTAATTCTTTTCTCTGAACACAATGTTTGTTTCAATTCGTCTATTTTTTCTTTTTTACTATGCCAATAGATTCCATTATACTCTATAGCTTTATTTATTTCTGGTAAAAATATATCCAGTTCTAAATATCTACCTGTCAATGGGTTTATAATTTGGGAGCGATCATTTTCAACAATTTTACCATCATAAATGGATTGTACAAAATTTAGGACCTCTTTTTCACCTTTGGAAGTAACCATGGATTTTGCACATTCGGGACATCGGATACCTTGTTGGAAATCATTATATTTCATTTCAAAAGAATGGTTTTGTGGGCAAATTAGGTTTAGTTTGGTTTTTACATTTTTATATTCCTTGGAAACTAATTGGTATTCAAATCCTTCAATATATTTTTTTACATGATTATAAGAGTATTTTCTATTTTTATTATAACAATCAGGACATCTATTGCCCCTTTTGAAGCAGTGATAACTCATTGTAAAATGGTGTTTTTCTGGACAAACAAGTTCCATTTTGGTACTATTGTTCCTATATTCCTTGGATACCAGTTGGTATCCAAATTCTTCAATATATTTTTTTACATGGATAAAAGAATTTTTTGGTGTTCCAAAACATTTAGGACACCTATGACCGTGTTGGAAGTTACTATATGTAATTTCAAAGGAATGTCCTTCTGAACAAACCAAATCCAATTTGGTTTTATTATTCATATATTCCTTGGAAATCAATTGGTATTCAAATCCTTCAATATATTTTTTTACATGGTTATAGGAATGTTTTTTCATATAAATATCTATATAATTGGAGTGCAATTGTAAATATATAAATATCTGCATATAAATTTGGAGATTTATAAATTATGACAAAAGATGATTTGGCCGAAAAAATAACACGGCGCCTGGGAGCACCTATGGTCAAAGTGGAACTTGACCGGTCACAAATATTTGATGCTATAGATTATGCAAAAGCTAATTTTCTGAAATGGGCAATTGGCCAATCAACAGTGGAAAGATATTATACAATGATGCTTTCCGGTGGCCAGGCAATATATTATTTACCTACATATGTTACCGATGTTTTATCCTATGATATGAGGGTTACAGGTTCGATTCATACTCTGTTTACCGTTGAGAATTTTCTTTACAATCAGGGTATGTATGAATTTTTATTCATGCAACCAGGACAGAATCAATATACTCTTTTGTCTTATCATATTGCTAGGGAATTTCTTGATACGGTCCGCCGCTATATATTTTCTTCTTATAATTACATTTATCACCGATATACAAATCAATTGGAAATTATTCCAACACCACCTACAGGTAGTTCCATGTCATTTACAATTTCTGGTGCTACTGTTACCTATGATTCTCCGGGTTTTATATTATTGAGAACCATGGTACTTGAAGGTACTGATAATGATAACTATGGTACTTTGTGGATTTTGGATTATGCAACCGCTGTATGCAAAACCTATTTGGGTCGTGTAAGAAGTAAATTCGCAAACTTCAATGCAGTTGGAAGTAATGTGGGATTGGCTATGGATGGTGAAACTTTGCTTGCGGAAGGCAAGGAAGAAATGCAGTTACTTGAGGAACGATTACGGACAGAGGAGGTTTGGGACTTTACCGGGGAGGTGTTGATTGGGTAGTGGAATAAAATTGACATATGATTATGTAAAAGATAGAATTGAATCTGTTGATGGATATAAGTTATTATCAACTGAATATAAAAATGCATTTACAAAACTTGAAATAATGTGTCCTGAAGGTCATAAATTTGGAATGAAGTATAATGATTTCCAACAAGGACATCGATGCAAATTATGTTATCATCTAAAAACTGGTAACAGATGTAAATTACAATATGATGATATAAAAAAATATATTGAAATTGAAGGTTATAAATTATTATCTGATGCATATAAAGGAAACAAAAAAAAGTTACATATAAAATGTAACAAAGGACATATGTTTTATATGTCTTATAATTCATTTTCAAGTGGCCAAAGATGTCCACGTTGTAATGGTGGTTCAAGAATACCATATGATGAAATTAAGGAGAAAATAGAAAGTTTTGGATATAAATTATTGAATGATAATTATAAAAATAATAAGGAAAAATTGAAAATATCCTGTCCAGAGGGTCATATGTTGAAGATGTCATATAGTCATTTTCAACAAGGTAATAGATGTTTTGTTTGCTCCAGAAAAAAAATTGCTGAAAAAAGAAAATTACCATATAAGGAAATTAAGGAAAAAATAGAGGTTGAAAATTATAGTTTAGTATCAAAAGAATATAAAAACACATTTACAAAACTTGAAATAATGTGTCCAAATAAACATATGTTTGAAATGACATTTGCTAATTTTTTTCACCATAAACAAAGATGTCCGATTTGTCAAAAAGACCGTTTTATATCCAAAGCAGAAAAAGAAATTGCTGAATATATAAAATCTGTTTATAAAGGAATAGTTGTTGAAAATGACAGGACACAAATAATAAATCCACAAACCGGAAAGTACCTGGAATTGGATATATGGTTACCGGAAATAAATAAGGCCATAGAATATAATGGTGAATATTGGCATAGTAATGAAAGGAAAAAGGAATTGGATCTGGTAAAAAAATTACATTGTGAAAAAACAAACATAGAATTGCTAATAATTATGGATTCAGAATGGCAGAAAAATAAGAACTTCAATAAAATAGAGGAATTCATATTCAGATTATGATTACTGAAAAAAGAAGAAATCCACTGATCGGTTCCAATAAACCAAATTGGAATATCTATGACTTGAAAGATAATCCTGAATATTGGTTAGCTGAATCTTATGCAACGGAATTTGTTGATATATCTGGAATAGAAGTGGTTTATTATATAAGAGATAATAATATTCCCGCTGACCCTTTATATGGTGAAACACCGACAAAAGGATTTGAAACTGGTAGAGCAACTAGAATGGTGTATGAAGTCGGTGAGATTCCCACGCTCTACAGTATGTTTGGTATGGTTGCAACGGATAACATTGTTGCTCATATCCCACGATCAACTTGGTTTCGGGATATAAGTATTTCAGCTGCTCCAAAACCCGGTGATGCTATTATCATTCCATGGTATACAAATGATTATAATAGTGAAGTGGCCGCCAGAACCTTTGAAGTGACACATGCGGCCCACGATCAGGCTATATTCCAATTGAGAAGTTTGGTTCATGTTCTTTATTTGAGACCATACAGATTCTCCGAAGAATCTCAATCCGCAAGAGACATTTCTTCCGACCTGTCTACCTTGTTACCAGGTATATCAGCATTTGGAGATAATGAATGGGTAGAAGCAAATAGATATGATGATCCTGATGTTGATGAAAGCGTCTATGGTGGTGGGTAATGAAAAAATTAGATTATGTGGATGTGAAGAATTATATAGAATCCTTTGGATATAAATTGATGTCAAAAGAGTATGTTAGTGCAAGAACTAAATTGAATTTAATTTGTCTTGATGGTCATAGTTTTGAAGTGAGTTATGATTGTTTTAAACGTGGTACCAGATGTCCTGTTTGTGCAAGGAAAAATCTTACTGAAAAAATAAAGTTAAGTTATGATCATGTTAAAAACTATATAGAATCTTTTGAATATAAATTAATAAGTAAAAATTACTATAATAATAGAGAAAAGATTGAGATTGAATGTTCTTCCGGACATTTATACAAAGTGGTTTATGGTAGTTTCAAAAATGGTCATAGATGTCCAATTTGTACAAGGAAAATCAATTCAGATAAAAGAAAATTAACATATATATGTGTTAAAAATTACATTGAATCTTTTGATGGGTATCAATTGATAAGTAATAAATGTAATGGAAATAAAGATAAATTGCATATAATATGTCCCAAAGGTCATTTATTTAAGATGAATTTCAATAATTTCAAACAAGGTAATAGATGTGGAACCTGTAATAAGGAAAAAATTATATCAAGAGGAGAAAAAGAAATAGCAAATTATATCAAATCCATATATTCTGGAGCTATAATTGAAAATGATCGGAACCAGATTTTCAACCCAAAAACAGGAAAAATGCTTGAATTGGATATATGGTTGCCGGAATTGAATAAAGCTATTGAATATGGATCAAATTGGTGGCATAAAAATAGAAGATATACAGACAACCAAAAACAGGTCCAATGTAATGAAAAAGGAATTGATTTGTTGGTTATTGAAGATGAAATTTGGAGAAAAAACAAAGATTACAATTTGATAAATAATTTCATAGGTGAAATATAATGGCATATGGTCATAATTATTACTATTACAAATGCATAAGAAAAACAATCATCCAATTCCTTGCCTTATTTAACGGCATTGAAATTGAAAGATATGAACAGGATGGTACGGTCCGTGGTAGATATATGGTGCCATTGAAATTCGCACCAAAATCCAAAGCATATATGTGGGTAACAGACCTTGGTCGAGATGAAGAAATGTTACCCATGATGACCGTTACCATGACTGGAATTGATTTTGATATAAACCGATTAACCAACCGTAATGAGAAAATAAGGGTGGATACAGATTATAGTAACCTTACTGCCACATATGCATCAAATGCTATACCCTATAATATTTCTTTTTCACTTCAAATATATGCACTTCATATGGTGGATATTGACCAGATATATGAACAGATATTACCATATTTCACACCA